ACGGTGCACGAAGCCGGTGACCGGACCTGCGCCGAAGTTGTTGACGAGGATGGGTGCGCCATCCGGATCGAGCGCTAATGCGCTCCACCAGGCAAAGCGGCCGATCGTCACCCCGGCAGCGCCGGCGACCAAGCCGCCCGGCCCTGCGTCAACAGAGAAGCGCGGATTGGCGTCCGCGAAGTCGCCCGCCACGGCGGGTGCCGGCGACGTGCCGACCTGAGTCTGGAAGCCACCGGCCATGAGCCTGTCTCCTTACGTTCTGCCGATAGGATCGGCGATCAAAAGTGGGGATTGGTTGACTTAGAGGATGCCGATCTTCACGGCGTCCGGGTATCTGTCGGCGAAGCTCTTGGCGCCGGCGGCGTCCATGGCGACCACCGGTGTCTTCTTGCTGCCCGGGACCGGCTGCATACCGAGGATTGCCGGATAGGCCGACGGATGGATGCCGTCGATCTTGACGCCGAGAGTCGTCAGCGCTGTGCGGTAGACGGCATCCGCGCTGTCGTGGGCCATGGCGAGATCGCCGACAAATGGGCGGACGGCTTTCTCCGCGTCGCGGATTTCGCGCTGGGTCTTGTTCGCCGTGTCGGTGGCGATCTTGACGGCGGCGGTGATCGCTGCGTCCATCGCCGGTTTCGTGACCATGCTCTTCAGCTTCTCGTTCTCCGCGTCCTTCGCGGTTTTCTCCGCAAGCTCGCGCTTGGCCTTCTCTTCGGCGGTCTCATCCATCGCTGCCCCGGTGCCCATCATGGCGCAGACCTTCTCGATGTCCTCGTCGCTGAGCTTGCCCTTGAGGAAGGCGCGAACTTCAGCGTCGTCGGCATCTTTTGCCGCGGCCGGATCGGCTTCTCGGCCGAGTCCCTTAGGATCGGCGATGGCGGCCTCGACAACTTCGGCGGGCTCGATGGTTTCCAAGGTGTCGAGCAGCTCAACGACGTCATCGATGCTGGCGTCCTTGGCCAGCTTGTCCTTGGTGAGGACCTTGAGGCCCGCGATGATTGTCGGCCTCTTGTCCTTGAAATTCTTCGCGGTCAGGCCATCGAGACCCGGCACCAGCAATGCCATGTCGAGCTTGGCATCCTGAGCGAGCTTCGGCTTCAGATAACCGGCGAGCGCGCCCAGGGTCACGGCGCCCTTTCTGGTCAAAACAATCCGCTTGGCGGTCATGAGTAAGTCCTCTTTGCTGTCGCCGACGACCACATCGGCCCCGGCTCTGCCTTCCTTCACCAAGGAAACGTGGTTGGCGATGATGTCCCGCATGACGCCGTCGTACGGCTGACCTTCGAAGGTGCCGGGTGTCATGTCGGCGCGGTAGCGGTACGCGCTGGACAATTCCTTTTGGACTTCCGATTCCACCGCCTCGATCGCATCCCGGGCCCAGATCACCAGGCTGTTGCGGAGGTACGGAGCAACGAACTCGGCGTCGGTTCCGGTCGATCCCACCACCAGGTCGGGCTGATGATCGTCAACGGTCACCGCGACGTGACGCGAGAGCAGCGGAATGTTGTTGAAGGTCGCAGCGCCCTTGGCCAATTCCTCAGGATCGCGGAAGAGCTTGTATCGCTTGTCGGGGTCGAGCCCGAGCGCCTGATAATCCGGGATTTCGCGACCGATATATTCGTTGACCGTCGCCTTGCTGATGTTCGTGACAGCAACGTGGAGCCGGCCATCATGGTCAAAGGTGCGCACCGAGGCGCGATCCAACGCCATAGCCGCGTCTTCCATTGCGCGGTTCAGGACGGTGGACATTGGTCACTTCCCTCAGAAGTGCTTCACCAGCTTGAGGCCGTGGATCTGGTGCTTGAAGAACGGGGGCGCCGGGGCAACCGTGTCCCAATGAATGATCAGCCCAGCGGCTACCGCCTCGTCGAAGATGGCGAGCACTGGCTTCATGGCTTCGGCAACACGCGCCTTAAGCTCCGCCGCAATGTCGCCATCGGACTTCGTCGGCATGAGGCGAGCGATCGGCTCGCGCGCCTCTTCCTCAGACGGCATCGATCAGTTCCCGGCGAGCCTCCGCGTCGTGTTCCGCAGCCTGCTCGATCGTTCCGTCAACGAACGATGGCCTGGCTCGCTCGCCGATACTGCCGTCCCGCACGAGCGCTGGCCGCAATGCCGGTTCTGGCATCCGGGCAGGCGTGATCAGCGGACGGACCGCTGGCAAGGATCGACCGCGCTCGACGTTGTAGTGCTGCCCCAGCCGGTCGAGTTCCGCGCCAGTGCCTGCATTGAGGGCATCCCGCTTCTGGTCATTGCCGGCGATCGGCAGCATGCGGCCGCGGAATTCGTCGTCAGTCTCGACACGGCGGTCTCCGCCGTCCGTCCCGCCAAGTGCTTCCAGCTCCTCATCGTGAGCGCGCTGCGCGGATCTGACGCCGTCATGAAATTTCGACCGGGCGTCGGCGTCATCTACAGGTCCGCCGCACAGATCGTGAAACAACCCGCCGACGTGAGCCGAGAACGCCCCATCGAGCGCCCGCACTATCTGATCTCTGTTCATTGCAGCGTTCTCCTTTTTTCAGACTTCGTCCGGAATGACGGGGCGCTCCCAGCAGCGACAATTTGGAAGAGCACCCGCATGACCGGTGAGGCCATCCAATGTCGGCGGCGAATCCCAGCGCACGAACTGCCCCTGCATTTTCTTGTGCGAGGGCCTCACGTCCGAATCGCGGCTTGTTTCCCAGAAGTAGCCAGGGCTGCCAATGTGCTGAGCCCGGGCCTGCACCAGCAGCGACGATGTTCTTGCAACCTCTGTTCTGGCGATCAGGTTTGCCCGCGAGACCGTGACGTCGCCCGACCTCAGGATCTCTTTCGCGATCTCACCGGAACGGCTGGCGTTGGCGAGGCCCTCAATCGTGAGCTCGTGCACACGCCGGCCGGCTTCGATCGGCAGGCTCGTGATGAAGGCCACTTGCTCGGCGAGGAGCGCCAGGAACGTCTGACCCGTCGGCGCCGTGGCGATCTCGATCCGCAGCGCCAGCGACATGTCCGCGCTGGCTTTCTTCCATGCCTTCAGATCGCGACGGCCGACATCGGCAACCATGGCCGCAGCGGCCGTCTCCGCCCATGGCCGGAGGACCTCCGAATATCCCGCGAGAGCCTTTTCTAGGACCGGCAACGCGGCGGGGTCGCCGACCGGAAATCCCTTGATGATCTCACCGACGTGACGCGCGATCTTGCGCAGCTGGCGGCCGTACTGCAGCTCGGCGCGGCGCACATTGGCGAAGGCGCGGCGACTGGGGCGCGGCGGCGCTTCATCAAGCGCGCGCAGCATCACCCGGAGCCCCTGCTTCTGAGGGCGGAGGCGGGTCCTCATCGGTTATGTCGAGAGATGCGTAGGGCATGTCCGGATCGGCGGCGACACGCTTCCGTGATTCCATCGACGTGATCGAGCCCGCCTCGATCAGAACTGCATCCGTGTCCGCCTCGATTTTCTGCTTCTCTGCGACCGCCTTCTCGTCGAGCGACCACAGCGGCTCGTAGATGAACGAGATGTCTGGATCGACCGCCCCGAACTCGGAGAGTTGAACGAAATCGATCACCCGCTTGAGGTTCCCGGTGAAGAACGATTCCTGGTAGGCGTGGATCCAGTCGTAGAAGGCCCTGATCTCGCCCTCCGACGTCGCGTTCAGTCCCGCGGGCTGGATGCCCAGGAGAATGACCAACGGAATGCCGCTGACCGATGCCATGTGCTCCTGCGACTGGGCCTGCAGGGTGTCGAGCGTCCCCAGCGGGGCTGAGACGTTGGTAAAGCCCTCCATGTTCTTGTCGATCATCATCAGCCCGCGGTTGTCCCGCAGGTTGGTGAACAGCTCGGCGCGCTTGAAGACATCCTCGCCGCTCATCGACATCAGTTTTTCGACGAGGTTGGTCTCAAGAACGAAAACCGAAAAGGCGCTGATGATGTCCGAGACGCTCTGCCGCGTCTTGATCCAATTGTCGACGTAGGGCTTAGCCATCTGCGAGAGCGACAGGCCGCCGAACGAGTACGCCGGCTTGAGCACGTCGGGAACTTCGCGTCCGATGAAGGTCAACAAGCGCGAGGCGTGCAGTTCCTTCCCCTGCGCGAACCACATCGACGGCTTGTACCAGTCCGGCTTCAGCGGATCGTTCGAGTTGTAGTTGGACGGATAGCACCACACCGCCTCAACCGTCTTGAAGCGTTTCAGGCTTCCCTTCACGACCTTCGCCCGACTGATGTCGTTCCGCCCGTCGCCGATCGGCGTCTTCAGCTCTTCCCGGTCGTCGGTGGTGCCGAGGTCCACATAGAGGTGGCTGCGGCCGAAGAACCCGTCCTGTTCGGCGATCTTGCGGAACAGTTCCTGGACGCCCAGACGCTTCAACGCGGCCTCGAGGGTCTTCAGCTTCTCGGTCTTGTCCTCCGTTCCCGATGACTGAAGCTTGATCCACTTGCGCGTCATCTCGGTCGCGATGCGCTCGCTGATCCGACGGTATTCGGGACGCTGCGCCAGCTCCGCCAGATAGGCATAGCCGAGAAAAGCGAGACCTTCCGAGAAGGCGCCGGCACCGATTCCGCCGGCCCAGGCAAGTGACGCACCGATCGCTTCGTCCTGCGCCAACGTCGGCGCCCCGTCTGGAAGGACTCCGGGCGGTGGAAGCGCGGCCGTAAACGGATGCTGTTTCGCTGCGGCGCGTGAACCCGAGCGGGATCTTGCCAGTACGCTATCCGATATTGAACCCGCGCCTGCACGGGACGATTTGGCAGTTACGCGCCGCGGCGCCGTTTTCCTCGCTACTCGTTTTCTAGTTGTCACAGTCTGCGCGCCGCTGCGTATGCCGACGGCAGTCTCGATCGCGCCAGAACTTCATCGCTGATGATCATGGGAGGTCCCAGCTTACCAAGCCGCCCGAACGCTCCCGACGAGGCGTCCACTTGATCTTTCAGCGCGCCCGATGGGAAATTGCAGAGCTCATCGATGTAGGATTCGTTCCAGTCACCCTCGACGAGATAGACGTTCCCTGCCTCGCATTGCACGGCAAACGGCTCGGCACGGGTGTACTTGTCGCCCGTTTCCGGCTCGGCGTGGACTACGTAACCAGCCAGCATGGCGATCATGTCCTGCGCCTGAATCTTGCCAGCCTGGCCCGGGTCCTGCGGCAGACTGATCTCGACCGCCCGTCCATCAACCTGAGCTGTGGCGGTGATCAACTTGCGGACTTCGTTGCCCTCTTCCTGCGTTTTGGCGACATGCCCGACAACGTAGCGTCCGTCAGGCGTCCGCCCGAGCTTCACGCCGGCTGTCCGTGCTGCGGTCTTGCGTCGCGTCGCAGCCAGATCCCAGTGCCTAACCCATCGCGTGCCCGGCGGCGCCGATCTGACGATCCTGTCGGCAAACCATTGGTGCTTAAACAAGCCGCCCTCGCGCGGCGTCGGCCGCTGCTGGTACTGGCCGGCATAGGCGTAAGCGCCCATGTCGCGCTTCAGTTTCTCGACGGTTTCCCTCGGGAAGCGAGCCGGGTCCAGCAGATCGCCGTCGGTCGTGCGCGGCTCGTGGAAGCCGATCGCCGTTGAACATGCCCGATCCGTCTCGAATTCCATCGGCAGGCACAGGTACGTGTAGCCCATGTGGAGCTTCAGGATGACGCCGGAGACGTCCTCCTCGTGCAGCCGCTGCATGACCACCACGATCGCCGACCGTTCCTGATCGTTGAGCCGGTTGGTGGCACCCTCCCGAAACTTCCGCGTCGTCGCCAGCCGCTCGGCCGCGCTCTCCGCGGTCTCGGTCGAATGCGGGTCGTCGATGATCAGGCGATCGCCGCGCTGCGACGTCAGCGAGCCGAAGGCCACGCCCTCGCGCGTACCCGTCCGACTATTGGCGAACGAAGTCTCGCCCGTCCGCGTCAATTCCACGTCCGGCCAAAGCTTGCGGTACCAGTCCGACAAGATGAGATCCCGGCACTTGCGAGTATCGCGCTTGACCGGCCCGTCGTTGAACGCGGTGACCAGGTAGCGCATCGAGCTGAGGCCCATCGGGCCCCACTCCCAAGCCTGCCAGAACACCGAGACCATGAGCGACTTCATCGAGCCCGGCGGAACGTTGATCAGCAGCCGGTTGAGCCGGCCGTCGGTCACCGCCTCGAGGTGCGCACAGACCGTGTCGATGTGCCAGTTGTGGACGTAAGGCTGCGTCGGCTCGAGGACGTGCCAGGCCTCGCGGATGAAGCCTGAGAGTGTTCGACACCGCGCTCGGACCGCATTGAGCGACTGGTCAGTGAACGACCGGCTCTTCTCCGCCCGTAGGCGCTTGAGCGCCGTCTCGATCGCCTCGTCCGTTGGCAAGCTTCTGGCGAATTCGCTTAAGCTCGAGGAGTTCATCTTCGGTCAAGACGCCCAAGTCGCCATTGAAAATCTGATGATCGACCGAGGAACGCTGGGGGGCGTAGAAGCGGGCTGCTTTGTCGGCGGTAAGTATCCGCTCCTCGAAAGTGACATCGTGCCCGTCGATTTTCCCACCTTGCGAGATGCGTCGGAGGAATTCGTGGGGCAGCTCGCCGGACTGCCGGGCCAGCGCCATCACCTTGGCAGCCTTGCTCGGACCCTTGTTCCGCGAGCCTTTCTTGCGGCCGGCGCCGGGGCGGGCTCCACCTTTCGGCATCTGATTTTCGCTTGATTGATTTTTTCAGAGACGTGACTGCGGAAATGAAACCGCCCCGCAGCTGGGTAGCTCGGGGCGCGCGAATCAACGTGGCTGATTTCTCCGCCATTCTGCGCAGACTGTCAAGAGCGCGTGCGCAATTGTGTGACCGCGGTTTCGACACATCGATTTTCGCCAACACTTAGCGCCCCTTGGCTTTGCGCTTGGTCGGGGCCGATGCGCTGTACGATGCACTTTTGTCACCGCCGGCGTGCGCAACACGACCGCGCTCCACCATGGCTTTTCTGGCATCCGACATCACCGGACGCGCACCGGGAGCCATTGACCCCACGATGGTGCTGCGCTCTCGGGCGGGCTCGTACCAAGCCGCGGCGAGCACAGTGAGGGCATCGACTAATCGGTCCTGGACCAAGCCGACGTGAGCACGAGACGCATCTCCGTAAAGACCCTTGGCCACCTCCTCGATCGAGCATCCATCGCCGATGATCTCGCGGACAATGCGGTAGCCGGTGCGCCCCAGCAGACGCTCGGCTCGGTTAAGCACGCCCGCCGCAGCCTCGATCGCCTCTGGCAGGCCGCCAGTATGAGCGCCAGCGCCGCCGCCCGTCTTGCCGGGATCGAGCGTCCCAGACATCCCGTAGGCCTGCACCAAATCGTAGGCGTCCCGGTACTCATCGGCCGCACGCCTTTGGTTGCCCCTGATCTTGCCCTTGCCGACGAGCTTGGCCACCTCGTCGATCGGACGGGCGCGATGCGCGACGACCTTCGCGGCCTTTTTCTTCTTCTTGGATTTCGGCTGCTTTGCCTTCTCTGCCTCAGCCATCGCTTGGATTCTGGCTACCGATCTATCGGCAGAACCGAGATACTTCGCCGCGTTCGCCGCTCTTACCTGCGCCTCATGCCGCCGCCGACGTAGCCGACGAACTGCCTCAGCGTGCCTGCGGCGCCGGCGTCGTTCCATCCGTTCGGCCTTGCGCTTTGCCTTCTCGGCCTTCGAGCTCCAGCCCGGAGGCTTTTTCGGACGCGGAGCTTCGGCCTCGCTGGCGGAAGGCTCCGTCGCGGTCAAGGTTCGACCTCGTCGGCTCGTCGCGCCGTCAGGCGCGCGGCGTTCTCGGTCGCCTCGGAGGAGCGTAAAAATCTCGAATTGAAAGGGGGTGGTGACTCTAGGTCACCCCCTTTCATAGAGAGAGTATACGCGCGCGCGAGGCCGCGTTGCGTGCGTCCCTTTTGTTGCGTCATGCTAGGTCAAAGCCGCTGTTTCCTTGGGTATGGCGTTGCATCGGACCGTTGCGGCTCATGAAGCCCGCGCATCCGTTGCGTCTCCGTTGCGTCGGTCGATGCAACGGCCTTTTCGGCTATCTCTATCCGTTGAAGTGCACGCTCAAACGGAGTGGCCTCACCCCATCCGTTTCGAAGCCGACTGTCGGCCTCGACGTGCGCGCAGCGGGCTTCAATCTCGCTCTGGAAGATGCCGAGATGAACCCACTTTGACTGAACACGTATGGCAGCTCGCCAACGCGGCGTTCCGCCTTTCGTATCCTTCAACCGATAGACGCCTTTCATGTGCTTGGGTCCCGCGCCACCCAGACGTAAGGCTGGTCGCGTCCGATCACGCCCTTGGCGAGGAGGGCCTCGCCGACGCGCTTGAAGGCGGAACGGAAGGTGCTTTCGTTGGGCGGCTCGTCAAATCCGCGCCGCAGAAATTCGCGCTTCCAGTGTTCGACCCGCACAAGCCTCATCCCGTAGGGGAGTTGCAGCGTCTGTGGCGCCGGTTCCCCGTGGTCGATGAGAGCTTCGCGGAGCGCCTGGAGGGCGATTCTCTGCTGATCGGATAGGCCTGGCCCCTTGCCGGACCGTTCCATCCCTGCCTGGGCGGGGACAACCACGCATGACGTGATTGGCTTGCCGTCGTCGCGGGCTCCGATGGTCACGGTTTGCAGCTTGAAGCCGATGCTGAATCCGTCCTCGCCGTCCTTCATCTTGTCGATGCGGGCGGTTCTGTTCTTGAACTCGTCGCAGGAGACCTCGATGGCATTGTCGATCCCTGCGTAGAGGCTCGAATGGCCGCGCGGACGATCGCCGGCGGCATTCTTGTGGTGAACGATCATGATGTGCGAGTTGGGGGCTACCTCCCATATCCGTTGGCAATTCTTGACGATGCGCGAGACGTCCTCGCTGGCGTTTTCATTGGCGCCCGGCGAGACCGCGGCGTAGGTGTCGACAACCGTCAGATCGAGCCCGACGCCGAACCGCGCCATCTCGGCGGCAACGATCTTCAGGTCGGCGATGAGCAGGTCGATGTCGCCCTCGGGCGCGAACAGGTTGACCGCGGCCGGCACGAGCAGGAAAGGCAGCTCGGTCCCGGGCTTGATGTCGTTCTCGTGCCGATAGGCCTTCAGCCGCTTCTTGAAGCCCTTGCGGCCCTCGGCCGCGATGTACACGACCCCGCCCTGGCGCACCTTGTGGTCGAAGGCGTCGACGCCACGGGCGATCGCCATCGACAGGTGTGTGGCGAAGAAGCTCTTGCCGGATTTCGACGGTCCGTAGACGAGGGACATATCCCCCCGTGTCAGGAGATCGTCGACCAGCCATTCGGGCTCCTCGAGGGGATGCTCGGAATCGGCGAACCACACCGACCCGAAGTGCAGGCGGGGGACGATCTCTCCCGGCGAGCGGGCCCGGGTGACCAGCTCGTTGAACTCTTCGGTCGTGCCTCCGGCCGCGAGCCAATCGGAGACGTCGCCCTTTGGCGGGAGGCCGGGCAGCTCGAGGAGCCGCACCCTGGCGGCTACGCCGGCGAGCTCCGCCGAGACCTTCGCCGCGTGTTCCCGGCCGGGGTCGTCGTTGTCGGGCAAGATCACGATGTCGGCGCCGGCGAAGATCGGGTTGAGTGCCTCGGGCCACTTGCCGGCGCCCATGGCATTCGTCGTCGCCGGGATCCCGAGCGACCATAGTTTGTTGGCATCCTTCTCGCCTTCGACGATGAAGACCGCCTTTTCGAGCGCGATCGCCTCGATCACCTCTGGCAGGCGGAACGGCACCTGGCGCACGCCCTTCACCGACCACACCCAGCCGTCCTTGACCTTGTCGGCAGGATCGTCGGCTTGCGGCTTGCGCCGCTGGCGAAAGGTCTTCGGCTCGAGGCGGACCACCTGGAAGAGGAGATCACCGGCCTCGTCGACGTAGTCGTAGGCCGCGATCACGCGCGCTGCCTTGTGGGTCGGTGCCGGCGCGCTGTCGCCGACGTCGAAGCCGGCGTTCTTCAGCCAGTCGACGGCCGCGCCGTTCGCATTGCACCCGGTCTGGCGCGCGATCAGCTTAAGAACGCCGCCCCCTTCCTTCACTTCATGGTCGTAGAACGTGCCGGCGGCGATATCGATTGAGAGCGAGCCGTTGGTCCCGAAGCGCAATTCGCCCTTCGTCGACAGGCGCTGGTTCGGCTGCCCGAGCAGCTCGAGCGCGACCGACCGCATCAGCGGAGCGAAGTCGTTCGAGGGCATCATGCGCGTGCACCAGTCCGCGTCTCGTACGCGAGACGCTCGCGATCGACGAAGGACTGGATCAGGTCGTAGTTGTCGCCGTCGATGCCGTTTTCAGCCACGGCCATGAGAATGTCCGTCGCAACACGGTAGCCAGGGGACACCGCGCGTATCCGCTCGGAGGGAACGCCTTCCGGGGAGCGGGCAAGGACGAGACGGCTCCGGGTCACGGTGCTTCGTTGCCCCATGCGGCCCACCCGGCGCGTGATCGGCGCGCGTTAAGTTCGATCTTCGGCAGCGTCGGAAAATACGCCTCGATCAACTCGTAAAAGGCATCCGGCTTGACCGAGTGACCACCGACGGGCGCATCAACGATGCTGTCCCATTGGGTCCCCATCGCCGGCGCGGGGATTTTCCCGCGTATACCGATCAGCAGGATCTCGTGCTTATTGCGGTTCCAATAGCCGGTGCCAATCCGGTCCTTCCGCCAGATGAAATGACTGCGATAGTCAAATCCCCAAGCCGCCAAGACGCCGAGCGCCTGCGGTAGCATGGGCACAGTAGCCCACAAGAATAGAGCACAATCGTCGGCAGCAATCGAAGCAACGGGGCGAGAGGCGATGATCTCGGTATCGCTCGTCGGATAGTGGTTGTCAGCCGCGCGATCCATGCCGGTGTCACGGCTGTAGGGCTCAAAGCGCCATTCGGGATCGGCGAGGATCACGCCGTAGCTGGCATCCGGTAGGGCGCCCTGTCTGGAGCCGAGATCACGCTCACGTTCGGCCCGCCGGTCGGCCTTGTCGCCGGCTCGTAGCAGGTCGGTAGTAACGCGCTCGTTTTCCTTGCCGACGCGATCACGCCAACTACCGATCATGCCTTCAAACTCGGAGGCCGGAACGGCGGCGATCTTCTGGGCGCGCGCGGAGAGCTTCTTGTCGATGCCGATTTCTGCTAGGGTAGCCGCCCTGTTAGATGGTGCCGCGCGAGTACCATCTATTTTCTGTTTGCCTCCGTGCTCCCCACCACTCGCGCGCTCGCTATCGGTGAGCATCTCGCCAAGGCGGCGCTCTGCGCGCAGCCGGATTTCCGCGGCGTCGATCTCGAGTTCCTTGTTCTTCGCCTGCCGACCGTAGAGCCGAAGGGCCTCGGCCTTGTCGTGCACGTCGCGCACTTCGTCGAAGCTCTTGGCCTCGGCGAGCGCCAGGCAAGCGGCATCGTAGCGGACGAGCGCGCTCATTTGAGGATGTCCGACAGCCGAAGCAGCACGACGTCGAACCGGCCCCCGTCACCGCCGCCCTTACGGAACCGCCCTGCCTTGAAGGCTTCCCGCGCTAATGCGCGAAGCCTCTCAATCGGGAACATCAGGTAAACTAGGGTCGCGTCGTCGCGCCGCAGTTCGTGAACCCAATAGTCAGCCTCGGTGATGGCAATGCCGCACGGCCGTCCGCCCTGGGCATATTCAATGCAGATGTTGCCGGTCTTTTCCCATTGCCACGTCTCGCTCTTGAGTTCGATCTTCTCGATCTTCGCGGTGGCAAAAATCTCACCCAGCCGGCGCTCATTGATTAGAGCCTGGTTCAACTGAAGATCGAATTTGTTGTCGCGGCGATACTCAGCTGCGCTCATGGTGCTGCAGCCGCTCCAATGCCCGTCGATTTTAGGAACTTCGCGCGGCGCTCGGGCGTCCATTCCGGCGCACTATGGCCGCGAGAGAGCTTCGCGTGGAAGGCGCAATACGAGACGCCGATCTCCTTTTTCGCGCCGCACATCTTGGTCTTTGGACCGGCCGTCGCACCGATGATCCAGCCGCACTGATGTTCGGTGCGCTTCATCAGCGTCACCCGACGGCATTTGAATGGCTCGGGAGACTCAGACGGTAAGGCGACGACGTCGGGCTCAAACGTCCGCCCTTCCTTCTTGACGCGGAGATTGTTCGGCGTGGTGCGGGCACGACGTTGAATGATCCGAGGCACAGACGCGGCGGTCAGTGACGAAATCGCTCCACGAACTCGACGGCGAGGAATGACAGCCGACGGCACCGCCGTGTGCACGCGCTGGCGTGCCGCCCGCCCAGGCAGCCCGAGTCGAAATACCTTACCAATCACCGCGTTGCGACTAATGCCTCGGAGCTCGCCGGCAATCTGACTCGCGCTCAATCCCTCAGCCCACAGCACCTTCAGGCGAGCAATGCGTTCGTCGGTCCAGTTGCTCATGGCTTCGCCCTTGCCGGTTGGCCGAGCAGGTCGGCGACAAAGTCTTGAGCCAGGGCGTCGCAGAGTTCTGCGCAATGCCGCGCGCCATGGTGGATGCGCAGATAGGCGAGCCCGGCCGCGATCATGTCGTGCGCAAGCCGGTCGCCCTCGGCTTTGTCGGCCGCGCGGACGCTGTGGATAATCGAGCTGAGGTCCTGGGCGATGGCGGTCATGCCGCGTCGGGCTCCCTGAACAGGACCAGCTCACGCGGCGCGACGCGGGCGAGATGCGCCGCGGCCCAATCGAATACGGCGCAGGCGTCGGCGCGGTCCTCGTCGTAGATCGATCGCTCGAAGTAGCCGAGCTGCCAACAACGCGAAACGATGGCGCGCTTGGTTGCCTCTCTGGTGCCGAAGCGGCCCTTGCCCGCGAAATGCTTCCTCACGGTAGAGTCGGCGATGTCGTGCCACGGCACGCCGAACCGGCTGCACATCCCTTCAAGGACGCCGTGGAGGCCGTACGCAGACCTCACAACTGCCTCGCCCATGTTCATTTCCTTGAAGGCGCCCAGCGACATCGGCGCCTCCTTCGCGACCAGCCGCGGCCGCTCGTGACGGAACTCCTTGTCGAGAAAGGCGATGAGTGCACCGAGGACGACCGTGCGACCCTTTCCCGGCTTGGCGAGCTCGACGGAACACGACCGCGGGCGCTCGCCGGGCTGGCCGGCGGCGAAGCCGGTCAGCCGCCCGAGATCCAAGCCCCAGATTGGTCCGCTGTTCGCGCCCATCGCTCGCCGGCCTCAGTGCTGGACCTGGGCGGTGGAGTCCTGGTCGCCGATCGGCGGCGGAGGATCGCCATCCTCCCCGGCTGCGTCCTCTTCGAACATGCCGGCATCGCGCTCGCGTTGGATATTGAAGATCGCGGCCTGGCCTGCGCTCCAACCTTCCATCCATGCGTCGAACTGAGGCACCGAAGGATCGTGCGGCGGCTTGTTTGGCGCACCCTCCATACCGACGCGTTTGCCGGCGGCGTAGGCACGATCCACAGCGGGAGTTCGATCGGCAACATCGCTGAAGAGGTCGGACTGGTTGCCGAGCGGAACCGCCATCCAGCGAGCTACCCGAAGCTGGCGCTCAATCCGCGATTTCAGCTTTGCTTCGCCTTCCTCGGTATCGAGAAGGATGGCGTCTTTGATCGAGTCCACCGCATCGTCGCCGAGTTCGGCCTTGGCGATTTTACAGGTGTTCTTGAACGCCGCATCGGCGGCCTTCTTTGTCGCCAGCGCCGATTCGTACAGGCGCTTATGCGAGAAGAAGAGCGCCTGCAGTTGGTCGTCGGTGAGATCGACCTTGGAGTTGTGGCCGATGCCTTCGCCGTCGGTTTCGGAACCGGCTTCCGTCTCGACTTCCGTCTCCGCCTCGATGTCCTTGGCTTTGCGCTTGCGTGCCATGTCGGTTTCCTTCGGTTGTTAGAGCCAGCCGGCGCCGATGGCCGCTACGCCGATCAAAGCGACGGCGAGGAGAATGATCGCGAGCGGCTTGGCGTTGATGATCGGGGCTAATGAACCGGCGGACAGTTCGGGCAACGACTGCACGCGAAGCCCGGAGCTGCCCGCCGGCAGTACCCGCGTGTCCCCGGTTTCCAGGGAGGAATTGGACCGGAGTTGCGCGGGAAAGGCTAGGTCATCAGCCCGAAACGGACGGCGGACGGACTGATGACGGTCTGAATGGTTGATCATGATGTCCTCGCGAAATCGCCAAAATATTGTTTGGCGGCGGAGACATAGGCAGCGTGAGCCGCTTCAGCGGTGGTAAAACGACCGAGTTGCTTCAGAGTGCCTTCCACGCGAATGCGGGCGTGGTAGCGACCATCACGATAGAGACCGACACCTTTGAGATCGCATTTTTTGTTCTGCTGGCGAGGCTGATTCGCGGCATTTTGCGAACCAGTTGCGTCTCGCAAATTGTCGATCCAGTTGTGGTCTCCAACGCCATCGGCGTGGTCGAGAAGACCGGTCGGCCAAGAGCCATAGAAGTGAAGCCATCCTAGACGATGCGCGCGATAGCGGCGGCCGTTCAGCTTCACGCGGATGTAGCCTTTTTCATCCAGCGTGCCGGCCGCCTTCCCGGACCACTTCGTATTGAAAGCGTGCTGCTGCCTAACGTTGGCAGGTATGCTCCGCCATGTGAGCACGCCAGTGCGGTGGTCGTAGTCAAACCGCGAGCGTACGTACTCGGCGGTGAGGTCGTTTACCGGATCGACGATCGACATTTAGCGTGGTCCCTCAAGGACCGTCGCGACGAAAGGGACGCGATAGCGTTTTTGCTGCTCGCCCCGGGCCGCGATAACGGACCAGGGCTCGTCCCCATCGGCCCATTGCTGGACCAGCGAGCAACGCTCAGCGGCTTCGTTCGCCCGGCGGGCGCGGACGATCAGCTCGCCGGCGCGCCGCTCATGGAAGCGTGCGAGGTAGAACGAAACCTCGGCGATGGCGCCGAAGAACCAGTTGAACACGAGGGGCCTCCTCGATTTGGAACGCTCGCCATCCGCAAAGAGGCGCGCGCGTGGGTGCCGGCTACGGCCGGCTCTTACTCAGGTCCGCTGACTGCAATTCGAGATCGGCGATTTCGGCGCGCTGGGTTTCTAGATCGCGGCGAAGCTCCGCCATGCGCATCTGGCGCTTGAAGCTGGTCCACCAATGCGGACGGGCGTCGGCGACGATGCCTTCCAGAAAAGAGAGCCCCTCGTCGGAGCGCAAAAGTTCGGAAAGCGCGTCGAGGGAAAGGCCGGTCTGGCGCGCCAGCCACCGCTCGGCGGTGCGCACATCAACCCGGGCACGGGCCGCCAATTCCACGGCCGTCTTGGAGGGCCAAAGCCTTCTGGCAACTGAGATAATCGCTGCGAGTGACCGGCTATCCTGTCGGGAAATGCCGACGAGGATGTCACCCCCTGAATTTGCGGCCGCTGCCGCAATGGTATTCGTTCGCCCGGTCATGCCTGAGACCCACCCACAACAGAAAGAGGCCGCGCCTCGCGAGAAGCGCGGCCCAAGTTCAAGGGAGAAGTGCAAAACGTGGAGTCCGAACAGTCGTGGGATGACCACGGCTCCCGATGCCATTCACGGCCACCGAGCTCTGAGGCGCACTTGTGCGCGAATGAGGGCCGGAGAGGATGCCGCCGCACATGGCTGCCCTCTCCGGCTGGTCTTTGCTCTGGCCCCGGAGCAAAGCGAAGTCCGGTCGGGGAGAGGCGCATCATTGACCCGCCCTCCCCGACTGACCGACCATGGAGTTGCGAGAAACCATGGAGGTTGCGAAATGATGACCGACGACATCGCCGCCTATCTGGCGCGCAATGCCCTGGGCATCCTCGCTATCGCGGGTGCGGCCTGGAGCGCATACACCGCGCACAAAGCGCTGCGCCTCAGCCAGGCAAGCACCGACCCGGCGATTACCGTGGATCACCATCCCGGCAACCCTGACGGTTGGCACCGGATTTCGTTGAGCGTTACCAACCGAGCGGACTATGCAATTCGTCTCGATGACATCGTCATCAGGCGCCCTTGGCGGGGACGGCTGCTCAACACGCGGGACATCGAGAAAGTCGATGCAGGAGTCGGTAAAGCTCCTATCGAGCGATATCCGATGCAGAAGGCCGCCCGATCCGTGGCGCTCAACATGGAAGTGCAGCCGGCAGGCACCACCTCTGACTTTGCATGGGCGGGCGATCATCGCTGGCTCGAAGTTTTGGTTTGGGCGCGGCCATCGGGACGCCCGACGCGCGCCTCTTTGCGATTGCGCATCTCGACGATGGAAACCGTCAGTCGACGCAAAGTGATCCCGATAAAGAGGTTGCTGAGGACGACAGCCAGCAAGGCGACTGACTGAATGAGCATGGTGATGCCCTGCCCGGTCATTCGGCCGCCTCGATGTGGGAGGGGGCGGGGGCCGGGGCGGCGGGCAGCGCACGGTCGGCTAATTGCTGAAGGAGGCGTTCCACCGGTCCGCTGATCGGACCGCCCCGCTCAATACGAGACACTGTGGATTGGTCGCAGCCGAGGTAGTCAGCCATCTGTGCCTGCGTCCATTCCTGCGCTTCCCGCAAGATTTTCGGGTCGATCTTCATTCCCATCGTCGATCAGCCTTATAGCGCATTGTCTCTATGCCAATCGCATATGCGTTGGGCGTTGACAAGTGCGTATGCGCATTGACATAGGCAATGCGCAGTACATAATGCTTCCCGTTCACTCCACCAAGGAGGACGGGATGGCTACCACCTCACAGACCGAAGAAGCCTTCGAGGCTTTGGAAGCGTTCGAACACCGTAGTTGGTGCGCGGCCGTAGAGGCAGCGCGCGCCCGCTTGGCGAAGTTGTCAGTTCGCGATCTCCGCATCCTCGCCAAGCATTTTGGTTGGGCGATGACTGATGCCGACGAGTGCCGAAAAGGCGATCTGATTTACGAGTTGGCGGATCGGCTGGTGGCCCACGAGGAGGGCTACTAGCTATGGCCTACAACCCCAACGACGAATACGAGCGTCACGCCCGGGGCCTTGCCGACGGGTCGGTGACGGCGATCGGCGCACCCTATGGGCTGATGTTCGGCGGGCAGCGCAACTTCGGCCAGAGCGGCCCGGCGGCCAGCCGCATCCACTCCTTCGGCGTCATGCTCTCCGACGGGTGGGAGAGCACATTCCACACCCGGGAAGCGGCTGAGCAGTTCTGCGCTGAGCATGCCCCGAAGGCGCGGGCAGCATGAGCGCCACCGACAGAGGACGGACCTACGATCCCGTCGCAGCCGTTCTGGATTCCATCGCGCGGCATCCGAACATTGACCCGACATTCCGGCAGGCGGTTTCCGTCAACCCCGCCAAGTTCAACATCGGCGACGAGGTTTGGTACCGCCCGTCATGGGGCCGCAAGCCTCCGGTGCTGGGCGTTATCACGGGAACCGGCTTCGAGAAGGGCAAGCGCGTCTACGACGTGGACCTGGATGTTCCCGAAGAACGGACCCGCTGCAAGTGGGGCTACGAGGATCAGTTCGAGGCTGCGCAATGAACCGCGAAGCCGCCGCCACGCTTCTTGAGGACGCGTTCCGTCCGATCGTGGAGGCCTATCTGAAACAGGTCGACCCTGGCACGTCCGACTTGGACAACGAACAGCCGTTCCACATCACGGTCCCGCTTGGCGATCTTCGCCGCGCGCATCTTGCTTTGTTGCAAGCGGGGTCATTGGCATGAGCCGCGACCCAAGGTTCATCGAATGCCCGTGGTGCGACGGACAGGGCGGCGCCGACGTCTTCACCGGCATCGATCCGCGAGACGGCTCGGACCAGGGCTACTACGAGCGGTGCGAGCATTGCGACGGCACTGGCACCGTCGAGGGCGAGGCGTTGCTCCTCGAGGAAGTCGACCTCGACGAAGCATGGCCGGCCGACCACTTCGTTGCCGGCGCCATCGCCACCCTGATTGCCCTGCCGATATTCATCGGGCTTCTCGACGTGCTGCCGACAACGCCAATTCCTCAGTAAGGCCACTCAACCCAAGGAGACTACGCATGAACATCCGAGACTACGACCCCACCAAGGGGCAGGCATTCCAGGGAGACGTCGCCATTGTTCCCATCCCAGATGGCATCGCCATCAACACCGCCGATGAGATCGCTCCGATTGACGGTCGCCTGATCCTGCAGGAAGGCGAGGTCACCGGTCACCACCACGCCGTCACGCTCGATCCGCAAGGCCGCTCGGCACACTTCCGCCCGGCCGATGCAGTCGCGACCGACGTGCTGGCGTCCGCCACGCCGGCACTCCGCCGTCGACTGTCTGGCAAGAGCGCCCCGGCTTCGATCGCTGGCGCCGCGCGCATGTACCGTGATCGCGATGCAGCTCGAGCGATGGTCACGGCTCATATTCTAGACCGCGACGATCTCTGCGTCGGCTTCCTCGTTGTCGAGGGCGCTCCGGTTATCGTGCGACACGAAGAGCACGACGCCATCTGCATTCCGGCCGGTCGCTACTACATCGGCCGTCAGGTCGAGAGCGCCGGCGCTGAAGAGCGTCTCGTGGCCGACTAGAAACCACTCTTGAGGGGAATTGCCATGAAAAAAATAACACGCCTGACTGCCGAGCAGAGAGCCCGCATGCCCGAGTGGCGGGACAAATGGATCGCCAACGGATTGAGCTGCACGCCGATGACTGACGATGACCGCTCCAGCGTCGATCACGCGCTCCGCGCAATGTATCGCGCGGCCAATCTGAAAGAGCCTCGCGTCGTCGTCTTCGTCCCGTCGCCGCTCGTGCTTCGGATTGCCGGCGGCATCGCCGCCGGCGTTTTCCTCACAAAAAGGAGGGGCTGGCCGGTCGATGACGCGGTCCATGGCGCGGTCCGTGACGCGGTCCGTGACGCGGTCGATGGCGCGGTCCATGGCGCGGTCGATGGCGCGGTCCATGGCGCGGTCGATGGCGCGGTCGATGGCGCGGTCCGTGACGCGGTCCGTGACGCGGTCGATGGCGCGGTCGATGGCGCGGTCCGTGACGCGGTCCATGGCGCGGTCGATGGCGCGGTCCGATACCT